ACGCTGACTAAGAGAGGTTTTTGGTTTTGGAAAAGAGTAAACCCATAGAAAACACTATAGGGAAAGTTGGTAGGAACGGTGGACTGACCAATCGTCAAAGAGAATTTGCTCGATATTATGTCGAGGGCAAGTGGTCTAATGCTGAATGCGCGAGGAAGGCTGGCTATGCTGACGGCAGTGCCAAAAACCACGCTGTTAAAATGCTCGATGGTAAATCTTTCCCCGAAGTTCCCGAACTTATCAAAGAGCTTCGAGAGGCCAGAGAGCGCAGATATGGCGTGACTGTATTGGGTCAACTCAAACGCTTTGAAGAACTGTCCATGTCCGCTGAAGAGGCTGGTCAATTCAGTGCTGCTATCAATGCGGAGAAGATCAGGTCTAGTCTGGGTGGTTTGACCATCGATAGACGCGAGTCCACCCATGTCCACCAGCTTGATAATATGTCGCGTGAAGATATTGTTGCGAGACTGGCAAGCCTCCGGAAGAATTACCCCCATGCTTTTGCTGATATGAAAAGAGTTGAGGATGACAGCGACAGAACAATCACTGTGGAAGCGATTGAAACAAAACCTGCCCAAGAAAACACACTTCGAGAGGATTGAAAACCGCAGTGGTGAAGGAATGCCGGACGTATACCTATGTATGGATGGCGTTCCGATATGGCTAGAATTAAAAATGGCTAAAAATGGCCGACTAAAAGTGTCTAAATCACAGATTGCTTGGCATTGCTCACATTCGCGCTGCGGTGGAGCCAGTTTTTTCTTGGCAAACGACCCCTCTACCTCAGACCTATTTTTATTTGACGGTGCATCGGTAATCGAGATCAGCGGTTCGCGGATCGATGACCTGCGGCCTGCGGCCTTGTATATAGGTGGTATGTCTGGGTTGATCGAGAGCCTGCGGCCTGCGGCCTGCGCCCTCTGGTGTGATGTCATGGCTCGATGACCTGCGGCCTGCGGCCTGCGCCCTCGCTCTATGGATATATGAAATAAGAAATCCCTTGCCAGCAAAGCTGGCAAGGGATCAGGGGAAACCCTAGTGTTTAACGATTGCAATTGATTTGGCCTTGGTTGATGCACCGGCGCAAAGCTTGCAGGTATCGCAGGTTGCGCGACGTCCTGCCTCTTTACTGGCAGGGCATAAGACCTCAAAGCCTTGCACGATATCGGCTTGTTTATCTATGACGCGAAACGTGCGCTTGCCATTGTCCCAAGCTTCCAAAGCTTCGGCCTTGGTATCTGCGCTGATCATAAACAGCATGGGATCAACGTCTAGAATGTCTGATTGATGGCTATAGGCCGTATGACCTGCGGCATCATTTAAAAGACTGTCCCAAATATAACGAGGCACGGCGGCACCGTCGCCATAGGTGCCAATCCGAACCATGCGACCTGCGCCAAGCTTGGCTATTTCGTCATGACCTACCGCGACCGGATAACCGTTTTTCATGTAATGCTTCCAAGTTATCAAAACGCCTTGGAATAATTTGACATAACACTTGCGGCCTTTGGCGTGTTTGCCCGGGCTATCTTCTTCAACGGCCTCGCCTCTAAATTTGCAATTGCCGCAGATTGAATAGTCGTTGCCGATTTTATTGTTCAGCATAGGATCAATACCGTTATCGCATAAGATATAGGTTTGAACCATGTTTCCGGTCTTGGTGTTGTTGCTTTTCACGATAGCAATAGCAACGATTGGCGACCCGTCAATCTGTGACGCGCCTCGATATATGATTGAGCTTTGTGGTTTCATAACAATCCCCTTGTTAAGTTATCCTAGATTATCCGATCTTTTCCCATGTAATGCAAGCCCTAAATTATCCTGCGGCCTGCGGCCTTTCTGTTTATATATCTAGATGAGCCTGCGACCTGCGACCTGCGGCCTCGCTCTATCTATATATAAAAAAAGAAAAGAGGATCGAGCACCGTGGCGCTCGATCCTGTGTTGTTATGATCTGAGCCAGCCATCGGTCAGGAAATAGTCTGCTATCTTGACCAGCTTGTCACCGAATAGCCGATACTCTTTTATCGGTCTGATACCAGTACGGCCTCGCTGCTTCTTACCGATCGTGATCACCTGACCCTCGCTAGAAGAGTCAGGCCAGATTTTGTTATGTTTGGCTAGCGTTTTGCCAATCTCAGTTAGAGAGTTTGCATCAGACCAAACGGTAAACTTTCTACTAGTCGATGCCTGAGTGTGATAGTAAATTTTAGCCATGATTATCCCCTTAAAAATTCATCTAGAAGCTTGACCGATCCGATCAAAGAAGCACCAGCCCCAACGAATGCCAGCCAGCCATTGTCCACTTGCCACCAGCTAGTGATAAACAACGCGGTCAATACTAGCAGCGAGAGATAGAGCAGGCATACAAGCCCGACAAACTTCATTCCTGTAATGACACTATTCATTTGAATTCCTTTCTGGCGGGGAATGATCCCCGCCATTGGTTTAAGATTAAGCAAACTGCTTTGCCATCTCTTCAAGCTCGATAGACAAAATCTGATCAGACCAAACATTCTCGAGCTTGGCACGCATATGAGCCTTGATAGGTGACTCGTCGACCTTGACGCGATTAAGCAGGCCATCGGCAATGCATTGCTTCTGGAACGCGGCATGGGCTTTCGCCGCTGCCTTGGCAGCAATATCAAGCTCATTCAATTTTGCACGAGCCGAAGCTGGATCAGAATAAGGCCGTCCAATTTCTCTTTTCTTAGTCATGACAATTCCCCTTGTCGATACGGGTGCCACCATTGGCAACCCTCAATAAAAATAGTGCGCTCATTTATCCCATGATGCAAGCGTTTAATCCCACTTTATCCCATCATAATGCACTTTATTTTATCTTATTCGTTCATGGTTTGTTCCAAAGGCGGGGTTACTGGGTCGGATCGGCAATCAACTTTGCTCGAGCGCGGCACCCGACCCCAATTATTTTGTGGATAGGTGTTGACAATGTCGTGTCGTGTCGCTGGGTTGATAAATTCGATGGGATGTATTATCGTTCGAGCATGGATGACATCTCTAGCCTAGACCTGCTGCCAGAAGAAGTTCTCAAAGAGATCTTGTTACTTGAAGAGCAGAAGAAAAGACTTGAAACCAGAGACATAGCCAAAGACAAGTTCATGGCGTATGCAAAGCATGTGTACGACGGGTTCATAGAGGGGACCCATCACCGTGTAATCGCAGAGAAGCTCGAGCGTATAGCATCGGGTGACTTGAAAAGACTGATTGTCAACATGCCTCCCCGGCATTCCAAGTCAGAATTCGCTTCATATCTCATGCCTAGTTGGTTCTTGGGCCGCAATCCTAAGTTAAAAATCATTCAGGCCACGATGAATACCGAGCTTGCTGTAAGGTTTGGTCGTAAGGTGAGGGATTTGATTGCTGACCCCATCTATAAAGAGATATTCCCTGACACTGACCTGAAACAAGACAGTCAGGCTGCTGGTAGGTGGGAGACTAGTGCTGGTGGGGAGTATTTTGCTGCCGGAGTTGGTGCGGCGATGACGGGTCGTGGTGCGGATTTGTTGATTATTGATGATCCGCACTCGGAACAAGATGCTTTATCGGCTTCTGCCTATGATAATGCGTATGAATGGTACACATCTGGGCCTCGACAGCGACTACAACCGGGGGGAACCATCATTATTGTGCAGACTAGGTGGTCAAAGAAGGACATAACGGGCAGGTTACTGACGGCACAGGCCAAGGATGTCATGGCTGATCAGTGGGAAGTGGTTGAATTCCCTGCAATTATGCCTTCGGGGGAACCATTATGGCCTGAATTCTGGAAAAAGGACGAGCTTTTAAAGGTAAAGGCTTCGTTGTCGGTGGGTAAATGGAATGCACAGTGGCAACAGAACCCCACATCTGAGGCAACTGCTGTTATAAAGCGCGATTGGTGGCGTGAGTGGGAGGAGGATGACATTCCTGACTTGGATTACGTCATTCAGTCCTATGATACGGCGTATAGCAAGCGTGAAACTGCTGATTACTCTGCCATTACGACTTGGGGGGTGTTCCAGCCACAGCGAAACGGGGACCAGCACCTGATATTGATGGATGCAAAGAAGGGTCGGTGGAATTTCCCGGAGTTAAAAGAGGTTGCCTTAGAGGAAAACGAGTATTGGGAGCCTGATTTGATATTGATCGAGGCGAAAGCTTCGGGTCAGCCTTTGGCTGATGAGATGAGGTTACTGAACCTCCCTGTCGGGACATTTAGCCCGGGCCGCAGGAAGGGGGGTAACATGGACAAGACGACTAGGATGCATATTGTGTCTCCTATATTCGAGTCGGGAAAAGTGTGGTATCCTGAAGGCGAGAAGTTTGCTGACGAAGTTATAGAAGAGGTTGCATCATTTCCGAATGGTGACCATGATGACTTTTGCGATAGCATGACTATGGCCCTGATGCGCTTTCGTCAGGGTGGCTTTATTAGTTTGGATGGGGAAG